CGAAATGGCAACCCATGCTGGAAGTGAAGGGGTCGTATTTAGCGGCTCCAATCAGATACTTGAAGTCCGTTCCTACACCATCAGTGAGACTGGCGAGACGCTAGAAGACACCTCCATGGGTGACGCGGCTCGCACATACATCGCAAGCCTAAAGACCTTCACCGGCTCCCTGGATGTGTTCTGGGACGAGACCGACACTGGTCAAGGTGATCTGGACATCGGTTCCACCATCACGCTCAACCTGTACCCAGAGGGCAATACGTCCGGCGATACATACTACACCGGCAGCGCGATTGTGACGGAGAAGTCCATCACTGCGTCCTTCGATGGCTTGGTTGAGATGTCTGTGTCCGTGCAGGGTACTGGCGCACTTAGCGAGACCACGGTGTAATCATGGATTTAGCAAAGCATATTGCGGCGCTAAACAAGGAGAGGCCACGGATTTCAGTAGAAGTCCCGGAGTGGGGGGACGAGAATGCCCCCTGCGTCCTCTACTTTTCCAACATCTCCGCGCGCGATGTTCAGCAGGTTCGTCGGAAGTATCCAAACTTCTTCAACGACACTGAGACTGACGGCATGGTCGAAATGATCATTCGCAAGGCTGAGACGCAATCCGGTGAAAGAGCGTTTACGCTTGAGGCAAAGCCCATCCTGATGGATGTAGACGCCATGGTCATCACTCGGATTTTCTCCTCGATCTTTGGCACGAGCGTGTCTGAAGATGCAGAGGACTCGGAAAAAAACTAAGGAACGACTCTTTCCGCTTCAATCTTATGACCATCGCCCTGCGACTAGGCAAAACGATGGATGAGATTGGAGATATTCCATATGAAGAGTATAAGGATTGGGTCGAATACTTCAGCATCGTTGATGGAGATGTAGAGAAAAATGGCTGATCTTAACATCGGAATCAACGTCGTCGCTGGGCCTGCCAAAAAGGCGCTCAATGACACCTCCAAAGCGACCAACAACCTGTCTAAATCCATAGTCAAGGCGCAAGCCTCTACGCAAAAGATGGGGAAGCAGTTCAACTCTACTGCTGTTGGCCTAAACAAATTTGGCAAAGGTGTCGCGCAGCAACTTGGCTATCAGGTCGCTGACTTTGCCGTTCAAGTTCAAAACGGAACAAATGCTCTGCAAGCCTTTGGCCAGCAAGGCTCGCAAATGCTTGCGGTATTTGGCCCAGTTGGCGCTATATTGGGCGCTGTAGTTGCCATAGGTTCGGCTCTGGGAACCGCGTTTGGTGGCAGCATTCCCGCCATGCTTGGATTTACAGAAGAGGCCGAAGATTCTAAAGATGCAGTTAGCGAATTAACTTCCGCCTTATCTGAGTTGTCTAATACATACGAGGTTTCTGTAATTGGCAGCTTAACGGCGGCGAGAAACGCTTTTGGCGACTTCAATGAAACCTTTGCAGAGTCACTAAAATTTGTAAGAGAGCAATCGCTATCAAGTGCCTTTGACAAGATTAGGCGCGCGTCTGCCGAGGCAGGAGAGTCGATTGAAGAGACTGCTAAAGAGCTTATTAAAATGAGAAAGGGGCAGGGTCTAGTCCAGGGCGGAACAGACCCCATGGTGGCCAGCCTGGATAAATTTAAGTCAGTCTTAGAGGACGTTGGGTTCACTTCCAGTTTTACATCAGACAGCGTTCGCGATTTAATTAATGAGTTTGCGGCTTTGCGAGGCGAGCTTGGGGGGGCAGCGGATAAAGAACTTGCGGCTTTAATCACGGCGCTTTTGTCCACCGTCAATCAGATTGAAAAGTTCTCAGGTAGCAAGTCAGTAAAAGCCATAAGAGAGGCGTTTGCTGGGTCTACTAAAGAAATAATCGAGCAGAACAAGCAGTTGTCGTTAAGGAATCAATTCTTTGGCGATTCTGAGGCTGCAATGGAAAGAGAGATTGCCTACGCCAAGCTGGCTAAAGACATTCAAGAAGCAAAAGGCCAGTTACTTAAAGGCGAAGTCAATAAGAGGGTTGAGGCAATCGAGGCTCAGTTCAAACTGAATTCTGCGGCTGAAAGATTGCAGGAAATTGATAAAAGCTCACAGAAAGCTATCAAGGATCAAGCGGCAAGTGCCGCTAAAGCACAAAGAGAAAAAGAGGCGGAGGCTAGGAGGGCCAAGGCAAGATTTGACGCAGCCGAAAAGTCATATGCCACCACCTTAACTCAAATTGGTCTGCAGACAGAGTCTCTGAGAATTCAGAACAGAATGTTTGGGGAAGCCAAGTCTAAAATAGACGAACAGGTCAAGCTGAGACAAATACTGGTTAGGTTGGCGGAGCAGGGCAAAAAACTTAGCATTGGAGAGTTCCTTAACCTACAAGAGAAACTTGGTCTTCTCCGGGAAGAAGCCGGTATGCTTGAACACAAGAAAGAAGAGCAAAGGCTACAAGAAAAAAGAGAAAAGGCCACTAATTCCACGATCAAGAAGATCAATGCGGAGCGGGAACGCGCGCAGAAGGAAATAAATCAACTCATTGGCGACGGGTTCAGGACGGCTGGAGATGCCATAGCGGGATTGATTACCGGCACAAACACTTGGCGCGAGGCTTTGACCCAGGTCTTACGCAAGGTCATTGACATAGCGGCTCAGATGGGAACCACAAAGTCTGGCGGGTTTAGCTTTGACAAGTTGTTTGGTGCGGCTGCTGGGCTGTTTGGTGGGGTAAACCTTTCAGGCGGAGCCAACCCGACCGGGTCTTCTTCTGGCGCTCTGGGCTTGCCAAACCAATTCCACACAGGCGGCATAGTCGGCAGGAACTCTGGTCCAATCGGTCCTCGATCTGATGAGCGGCTAATCATGGCGAGGACTGGCGAGCGTGTTCTTAATCGCGGTGAGACGATGGGGTCGGGCGGAGGCGGCGGTGTCGTTGTCAACCAAACCATAAACCTTTCCACTGGGGTCCAGCAGACTGTCAGGGCCGAGGTGATGAGCCTTGCACCGCAGATCGCAGCACAGGCCAAGGCGGCTGTCCTTGACGCCAAGAAGAGAGGAGGCGGCTTTGGTGCCGCGTTTGCATAATGGCGATCACATATCCGCTAAATCTACCAACTCACACCGGCATCCGCTCAATCAATCTCCGGGCTGTTCAGACGGTCGGTATGACTATGAGTCCGTTCACATATAAACAGCAAACCGTAGTCCACCCAGGTCAACGCTGGGAGGCTGAGATCACGCTGCCTGCCATGCAACGGGCTAACGCAGAAGCCTGGGTTGGCTGGTTGTTAAGCCTGCGCGGTCGATCAGGCACATTCTTGCTGGGCGATCCATTGGCGACATCACCGATTGGCAATGGCGGCGGGACACCTCGCGTGAACGGAGGAAGCCAAACCGGGTCAACCCTTATCATCGACGGCTGCACGGCCTCACAGTCCTCATATCTGGCCGCTGGAGACTACATCCAACTTGGTTCTGCTGCATCCAGCCAGCTATACAAAGTCACCCAGACAGCGGCATCTGACGGCTCTGGCAACGCTACCCTGGAGATATGGCCGGAGCTTCGATCTAGTCCGACTGACAACACGGTTATCACGGTTGATTCACCCAAGGGTCTTTTCCGCCTATCCACCAACGAGGTTGACTGGTCGATCAATGAGGCATCCATATTCGGCCTGACGTTCCCGGCAGTCGAGGCCATCACATGAGCCGCGCGCTCGATGGGGCAATGCTGGCGGCGATCTCGGAAGGCATCGTCACGCCATTCTTCACGGTTGATTTGTTATTTCCGGTTGGCTCTGTTTCATACGGTGGGTCCACTGTGACCTCTGGCCCGTTATATCTCTGGACCGGGCATGGCACCGTTGAGATTGAGGGCAAGAGCTACATCGGCACCGGGCAATTTCTTGAGCTAAGTGCGTTCGAAGAAACCACCGAGATCGCAGCCCGAAATGCCACCGTCACATTATCGGGCATACCGTCTGATCTGCTCGCCTTGGCCCTGTCAACGCCGTATCAAGGCCACAAGTGTTTAATCCAGTTTGGTGTGTTCACGCAAGGCGATGTGCTGAAGGAAGACGGGTCATATGTTCTCAAAGAGGACAATGGCCACCTGATCCTTGAGGCGACGGACAAGTCTCGGTCAATTGTGTTCAACGGGTACATGGACCAGATGACCATCGCGGAAGGGCCGGAGACATCCCAAATCGCGATGACAGTTGAAAGCCGCTTGATTGATTTGGATCGGGTGCGATTGAGGCGGTATACGTCTGAGGATCAGAAGTCGCGCTTTCCAGGCGATCTAGCCTTCGATTTCGTTAACTCCCTCCAAGACAAAGAAATCTTCTGGGGACGGCGTTAATGGTCCCAAACCATGACATCGAGCTTGCGAAATACATTGATGAATGTCGTGACAGACCGTTCGTCTGGGGTTCTCACGATTGCCTGACTTTTGCCGCCGGTTGTGTCTATGCCCAAACTGGACGAGCAACGCTGTCCGACATGCTCGGCAATTATACTTGCCCTGTGGGTGCCCTGATACACGCCAGCAGGCGCATCAAGCACTTTGGCTATCCATCCGACGTTTCGATCACAGACGCGCTGGATGAGCGGCTGGATCGCGTTAAATCACCATATCCAGCCAGAGGTTCAATTACGGCGCGGAAGACAGATCAGCAGGACTCGGTCACAGGCTATGCCCTGGGTGTTTGCTTGCGCCGTCATTCTGCTTTCCTCTATGAGACAGGCATGATATTCCTGGATCGGGAGCCAGCGGACTTGTTTTGGAGCGTCGGGTGATGAAGTCGCGGTTTCTGTCAACAACAGCCTTGACCACCTTGCTTTTGGTGACTTCGCCGGGTCATGTTGAGGCCATGCCACAAGCCGCTCCGGTGTTGGTTGGGGCGATGCTTTCTGGTGCCGCTGGGGGCTTAACTGTTTCGGCGGCGGGCGTTTTCGCGTTTTCGGCAGCGGCGGCATTTAAAGCGTTTGCCCTGTCAGCCGCGCTTGGCTTCGTGTCGATGGCACTGTCACCAAAACCTAAGAAGCCTCGCGTGACAGAAGGCGGATTTGTCCAAAATAATGTTGGATCGACGCTTGACCATGGCGTCATCTACGGTGAGACCAGGGTGGGCGGGGCTGTCTTTTACGCCTCCACATCCAACAATGATACCATCCTCCACCGCATGATCGCCGTGGCAGGCCATGAGGTTGAGTCGTTCGTAAGTTTCTTCATCAATGACGAGGAGATTACCGTTGAATCTGATGGGTCGGTTAGCGCACCAGATCGCTTTGCTGGCAAGGTTTACATCGAGACACGGCTTGGAACTAACGACCAAACGGCGGTTGAGCTTCACGGTTTTGGCTCGCCGGTCAATCTACCAGACGGCTCCGACGAATGGACGCAAAACCATCAGGCCAAGGGTGTCGCTTACATCTATTCCGCGCTGAAATTTGACACTAAGGCCTTCCCAAACGGAACGCCAATTTTAACCGCTGTCATCAAGGGCCGCAAAGTCTATGACCCTCGCACATCAACCACAGCCTGGAGCGACAACGCTGCGCTCTGCATCCGGGATTATCTCACTGCTGACTTTGGCCTGGGCTGCGATGCGGACGAAATTGATGATGTGTCTTTCGCCGATGCCGCAAACGACAGTGACCAGAATGTTCCTCTGATTGATGGAACCAGCACTCAGAAGCGCTACACGGCGAACGGTACATTCACGACGGCTGTCACACCTTCTGACGCCATCACCCAGATGCTGACTTCGATGGCAGGGATGATTTGGTACAGCCAAGGTGAATTTGGCGTTCGGGCGGGAACTTGGGATGCGCCAACTCTATCATATGATGAGAATGATCTGCTTGCTCCTGTTGAAGTCGTGTCCAGGCATTCACGCAGAGATCAGATTAATGAGATGCACGGGACATTTCGCGGGCCAGAAAGCAACTATCAACAGACTGACTTCCCGCCGATTAAATCTGATGTGTTTCTGGAGGACGATGGCGGAATATTGTCAATCACGGACATGCCGCTGCCTTTCACCGATACATCCCAGATGGCCCAGCGAATTGCCAAGATGGCGCTTTACCGTCAACGCGAGCAGTTGCAGGTGGCAATCACGACAGGTCTATCGGGGTTCAAAGCAAAGATTGGCGACATCATTCAGTTGTCCAACACTCGCCTCGGCTGGACGGACAAAGCGTTTGAGGTGGTGGACTGGTCATTTTCGCTTGGCGACGATAAGGCATTCCAATGCTCGATGAGCTTGCTGGAGATTTCAGAAGGCGTCTTTGCTTGGGATGCAGATGAGCAAGTCTTCCTCCAAAATAACACACAACTGCTGTCTCCCTTCGCGGTTCCTGATGTCGGCC